ACAACTAAACCTGTTACAGCTTTACCGTTTACTGCGTCAGAAATATCACCAAGTAGACCATCATCTTGTGTTACAGCAGTTGCGTCATTAACGTCAACAATCATACCTGTAACTTCAAAGAATGCTGTTTCCGTGCCGATTAAAGCATTAGCAGTCACTGCAGTATTACGACCAACTGATGTGTTTTGCGTTTCAGCATTTACACCAATACCAAAGAACTCAGTAATAACCGAAATAAAACGATCCGTAGCAGTTACATTTTGAACACGTACATGACCAAAATTAGCAACTGTAGTATCAACGTCTACCGTAGCATTACCATCACCCGATGCTTGACCAACCTGAACACCAGCAAAACCTGTGTCAACTGCAATTTCAAATTGATTTGCTACAGCAGTTTCCTTTTGTAATAGACCACCACCGTTTTGTCCTTTATAATTACCCGCTTTCAAACCAATGCCCTCAATGCTTGTTTCTACAAATACTTGGTTTGCACTTAATGTAGATCCACCAGTCAAATCTTCTAACATAACTGTTACTTTAGAACCTGCAGTTGAACCAACTAAGGTGAGGTCTAGGTCTTGTGCATAAGTAGCACCAGATCCGTCAGTAAATTTCCCCTCATAATCACCACTCATGGTTACAACAGCATTTGCGGTAAAAGTTGCGGCAACTAAACTTGCCAATAAATATTTCTTGTTCATCTTATATTCCTAAATTAAATAAATTACGGATTGATAATATTATCAACCACTAATATATATATGCCATTTTACTGAAAAATAAACTATTTTTAGTTTGAATCAAACGATCCGTATTATATGCAATACGAATTAAACAACATATACCTCTATTATACTATACTAACACCCAGAAGTAAAGTTTTTATCATTTATTTTAGCTGTAAGGTACACCAACAATCCTATTAAAATAACTATTAGCATTGATAGACTTATCACAGATGTATAGGTCAAAGGACGGTTTACCACCCATAAGCAGTTCGTGGTATTTAGCACCCCAAACACCTAATTGCGTTTTTGTTAATTGGGTAAAATCGTGTCCGGAACGACCACCTCTAGCAGTCCAGTATGTTATATTATGCCCCTCGTCATATAGTCTATTAACCTTTATAATTCTGTCTTCAATAGGTATGCAGTAGTTATACGGAAACCCTCCAGTACAGATAGTTTCGTCAATGTCTACAAATATATTCATTAGTTTTGTACCCGTGACCCAATAGCACCTATTTCAACGTGAGCAACTTTTAATCTATCTAGGGTGTGTTGTATGTCTGGATATTCATCTCTATCTACAATTAATACCATGCCAATTCCATTATTAAATACCTTACGGAACTCAAGGTCATCAATATCACCAAACTTCTTAACCCATTCCATTTCCTCGGTCAATATTTGGTTTTCAAACCACACAGGTCTTAGGTTGATATCTTCACCCATCAATCTATCAACATTTGAACGACCACCACCAGTAATATGGGCAATGCCGTGTACTTTCTTCCCATGCTTTTTTAATACTTCTAGAACAGGTTTAACATATATTTTAGTAGGTTTAAGTAAATCGGCATATAACCCCTCTGGTATATCTTCTGGGTCAGTATTATCAATCACACTTCTAATAAGTGTATAACCGTTAGAATGAAATCCGTCTGACCTTAAACCAATCATAACATCACCATCTACAATACCACTGCCATCAACAAAATTATCTTTAGGGCAAGCACCTACACCAAATCCAGCAATATCAAAATCTCCTTCCTTGTACATATCACTCATAATGGCAGTTTCACCACCAAGTAGAGGAACGTTATCACCACACTCTTTCAACCCCTTATTAATACCATCAATCAACCCTAATGCGTCTATTTGAGATAGTTGATTTACTGCTAAATAGTCATTGAAAAAGAGAGGTTTGGCACCACAACAAACGATATCGTTCATTACCATAGCAACCAAGTCAATACCAATATTTTTAATACTAACACCCTCTTCTTCTCGTGCTTGTACATATAATTTAACCTTTGTACCAACACCGTCAGTAGATGATACGAGGTAATCTTCACCAATATCAAACGCACCAGCAAAACCTCCAACCCATGGCATCTTTTGGCACAATCTAGCATTAAACATATCTTGTTCGTGTAGGTCCACCCCACTGTCTTTATAATTCATCCCATTTTCCTATTGGGCAATCTGAAGAACGTATTCTTGCTTTAACAAGTAACATACATCCACACAAATTACAATAATTAATCCATCCACGATTTTTAAGGTCACGGACGTGTTCACACTTCTCGCATACTGCAAGTCGTTTTTCTTTTAGTTCTTTAGTCTTTTGTTCATGGTGTTTTTCAAAATTTGTCTGCGACATCTTTATCTAACCTAATCTCTTCAAATATAGGTAGGAACAATGATTTTTTATCCTTTTCCTTTGCTTGGATAACCTCATTATATTTAACAGTGATAATCTTGCCAACTATATCCTCTGCAACCATTGTGCGGTCTTCGTCATTAAACCCAGAACCAACATTCACTTCCAAATTACCATTAGCATCAACACAAGTTACACTACCCATCAAACCCTCAATACGACCAGTTCCTTCGTTCCATTCAGTGACTAATAATTCTGCAGATAGTTCTACTTTCATCTTTACTTGATATTTAGAACGTTTATCTTCCCAAGGCATATCTTCGTTTTTAAGGATAAGTCCTTCTTGACCACCTGTTATCAACATATCAAATAACAACTTAGCATCGTCGTAATCATTAACACGGAAGATTTGGACAAGTCTGATTAAAGGAAATTCAAAAGTATTTTCAACTTCTTCCATTCTTTCAGACAAAACACCCATTCTATCATGGTATGCAATGTCACTATGTCCTTCTCTAAAATCATTAACAGGAATCATATCCCAAACAACCATCACAACACGGTCAGCTTCTTCTTTTGATATTGTGCCCTTTACTGCCTTATTTAAAATTCCATTACCAGTTTTACGGTCAAGGAGTGTTGCTTTATCTTCATCAAGTACAAGCAGTTCCCCATCCAATACTGCTCCCCTAAATGGATTCAGGTTTTCTAGTGAAGCAGGACTATAAAAGATACCTTTCATCGTTTCATCGAAGTGCCCATAAAGTTCCATATGTTTACCATTCCTTGTACGAACGTCTACGTCACCCTCTTCGGTGATAATAATATTTGCTCGCATACCATCCATTTTAGTTTGTGCTACACAAGGGAAATTTATATTCTTTAAATTCTTTGCGCTCATCGTTGAAGCAAGCATACAAGGATATTTGTCAATGAACCGTTTTCCATATACCTTATTAGCAGTTGATGTTGATACACCACATTTAAGGTCTTTCCCTATAATTCTCTTAATAACTTCAGCATCACCCTCAGACGTTCTACCAAGGATATTCTTTAAATGTCCTATTGCTTCATTTCCTGTCTTTTCACGGGATGATAATACCTTTAAACTATCTAATGCCCAGTCAAGAGGTTTAACTTCTTCTTTCATATTATATTCAGGGATTTTCCTAATATAATAATTAGTATATGGGTCTAGTGTTGCTTTTATCACACTTTCGAGCAACTTATTGTCTGCGTTTTCTTCCAGTACTTTTATTTTAAATAAACGTCCATTATCACTCTCTAATTCATGTAATATATCAATTACTTCTTTTTTCATTCTGTTCTCCATTATCATTTTAAAAATCCCCAATCACATCAATTAGGTTGTTTAATTTATTCATTACAAAGTAGTTATATAGTTTTCTACGCTGACCAATTGGTTCTTTCTTAAAAGAGTTTAAAATATCATTCACTAATAACTCAGGAATCTCGTCAAACTGAGTCAACTTTGAATTACGTTGCCAACGCTCTGCCATCTCTTCTGTTTCGCATATTTCTTCCGGAGTTTGGGTCAACCATACCTCTAGTTTCTTTTTGCTAATCGGGGTCTGTCTAATTCCTTCTACAAGAAAATCATCACCACTTAAAAAGTTAGGAATACCATCACCACGGTCACCACGTATAATATGTTCTTTAGCATAACCAATTGGGTCTGGGTGTCTAACCCATTTCTTTTGCATAGGAGAATATTGCTTAACGTTCTTGTACTTATGTAATTGAATAAAGTCCTTATCACTTGATAGAATTAGTATCTTTTCTTCCATATG